CGTGTACTCACTGCCCTCGTCCGGGCGGTTCTTGATCTTGACGATGCCGGCATGGGCCAGGAACACAACGGCCATGTTGCGGCGCTTGCGAATCATCTCGCAGGCGTAGATGATTTCGCTGTGCCAACTGGCGAGCTGGACGTAGCCCTTGTGGAAGCCGCCCGCTGCATCTGCCACGGTGGCCACGTTGTCGGCCAGGGCGATCTCGTGCTCCAGCTTGCGGGACAGGGTCGTCACAGTGTCAATCACCAGCGTCTTGAAATCGTGCTCGGCGGTTGCGATCTCGCGCAGTTGCTCCATGAGTGTGGTGTAGGGGCTGGCGCGCAGGTTTCCGGCGTCATCTTTGCTGGCCTTGGGCAGCTCTGGCAGCATCGTGGGCTGTACATCATCGGCCCAGGTCTCAAAGACCGTGCCGGCGCTCTCAGCTTGGACGAACAGCGCTTGCGGGAACATGCCGGCAAAGCTGGTCTTGCCAGCGCCTGGGCTTGATACGACGGTGATCATGGGTGGCGCTGGGTTGGCGCCTGGCTTTTTTGCTTTGGCTAGGAAGCTCATTTTTTACTCCTGCTGTGTTGCCGCGCTTCGTGCTGCGGTGCCTCCACTATAGCAAGAAAAACCGCCAGCACAACAAAAACCTGTCATTTTTTTCTTGTTACAATGCAGGCAACCAACAACAGGAGCCGCAAGCATGAAGACCAAGCAAGCCATCAATCACTTCGGGGGGGTCGCGCGACTGGCGCACGCCCTTCGGATCTGGCCGCAGAACATTTACACCTGGGGCGAGTACCCGCCTATCTCCAAGCAGTACGAGATCCACGTCAAGTCGGGCGGGCGCTTGCCGGTTGACGACAATCGGGCGGCGCAGGATGGCCATGATAGCGAAGGGGCGGCGCATGTGGAGCAATGACGACGATTTCGAGGACGAGGCGCTAACCCCCGAGCAAGAAGCCGCCCTACCCTACGCGCGTTACATGGCAGCAGGGTTTCGCGTGATGCCGCTGCATCGCATCCTTGAGCTTCCAGGGCACGCGCTTGGGTGTGGGTGCGGGCATGTTGAGTGCAAGGCCGTCGGCAAACACCCTGTAGCCAGCGCTTGGCAACATACCCCAGCGTGGGACGCTGAGCAGCTGGAAGCCATGCGGATGATGGGCCAGCTATGGCCTGCTGTCGGCGTGCTGGTGACAGGCTGGCTTGTCGTAGACGTGGATGAGCGCAACGGCGGGCATGAGTCCATTGAGCGGCTGGAGCGGGCGCTGGGCGTCGCCATTCGGGACGCTGCGCGTTTTGTCGTCCGCACCGGATCAGGGGGCCAGTCAGCGCACTACTATTTCAGGCTCCCACAGGACGGCGCGAGCTACCGGCAAAACCTGCAAGAGTATCCAGGCCTGGATTTCAAAACCAGTGGCTTCGTGGTCGGCTACGGATCGCCACACGCCAGCGGGCGGGATTACGAGCTGTTGCGCGGCGACCCGGCAGACACGGCAGAAGCGCCCGCTGCGCTGCTGCAAAAGCTGGCGCAGGCGAACACCTACGCAGGCGTGGTCAATGGCGTGGTGCGCGAGGTCAAGGCCAGCGAGCTATCGGCCATCGCGGACGCGGTACAGGTCGAGAAGCTGACCTACGAGCAGTGGATCGAATGCGGTATGGCGCTGCATCACACCACGGGCGGCAGCGACGATGGCCTTCGCCTCTGGGATGCCATGAGCGCCAAGGACGCGGCGCGGTACGACGCCGGGGCGCTTGACCATCGGTGGCATGGATTCGGAAAATCCAAGACCGTGGTTACGGTCGGCACACTGCTGATGCATGCAAAAGCGGGCGGATATGTTGAGCAGGTGACGTTCGAGCCTGACCCGGCGTTTGCCGATGATGAGCCAGCGACGCCGGCCAGCATATTGGAACGCTCCAAAGGCATCAAACCCTGGCACCTCCCAGGCTTCGCGGGCCGGCTGTACCGGTGGATCGAGGGCCAGTGCCTCTATCCCAAGCCGACCATATCCGCAGGTGCGGCGCTCTATGTGCTGTCGTGCCTGGGTGGAATGCGACACAGGGATGCCAGAGATGGCATGGGACTTAACCTGATGATCTTCAGCGTTGCGGGGTCTGGCACCGGCAAGGAAAGCGTTTTCCAAGCCGTCACCAAGCTGTTTAGCCGGGTCAAGGTCTCGCAGGCCATGCACGGCAAGATCAAGTCCGAGCAGGAAATCTACCGCAACCTTCTGAGGCACCAGGCGGCGTACTATCTGATCGACGAAATCGGCATCATGCTGCAAAAGATCGCGCAGGCCAGCAAGTCAGGCGGCGCCATTTACCTGACGGGTGTGATCGGTGCGCTCATGGAAATCTACTCCAAGTCCACCGGCATCCTGACCATCACGGGCGACTTGAAAGAGGAAATCAAAACCAAGCTCAAAGACGAGGTTGCCAAGCTCTACAAGCGTTTGGACGCTGGAGACGGCAAGGCTGATGAGATCGAAGCCGAGATAGAACGCACGCTGAAATCCATCCAAGACGCCGACCAAGGCATTTTGGAGCCATTCCTCAGCCTCATGGGCACCACGACGCCCGACACGTTCGACGCCACGATAACGCCGGACAACGTGAAGAACGGCTTCGTGGCGCGCGCCCTGGTGCTGCGCGAGGACAACACCAACCCACGCAAGAAAGAAGGGTTCAGCAAGCCAGAGCTAGACGACTCCATCGTCATGCGCTTGCAGTCCCTGCACTACGGGGGCCACAGCGAGCCGCCATGCGGGCGCGTGGAGCGTTGCGGGGACTTCGTTGATATCACCACGGCGGCGGACGCTTCGGAGCTGCTGGAAGCCGCGTATGAGCATTTTTGGAAGCTAGGGGAGTTGCACCGCAACCACACAGGCATGGAGGCCATCACGCGCCGCTCATGGGAGATGTGCAGCAAGATCAGCTTGATCCTTGCAATGGCGGATGGCGGCCACAGGACGGCCGATCATGTGCTGTACGGGTTCGCGCTGGCTTCTGACGATACGGCGCTAAAAATCCGCTACGCGCGCGCCAACGATGACGCGGATACGGGCAAGGACACCCAGCGGGTACTGGCCATGCTTTCTGAGACCGAGTGGTTGGCACGGTTCAAGGTCAACCGGGCACTCAGGACCACCACTGAAGGTTGCCAAGACCTCATAGACCAGCTCGTCATGGCTGGCCGGATCGTGGTCGAGCAGCGCAAGTCCGGAAAGGCCAACGCCGAGTTTCTTAAGCTGGCGTAACTTTCCACAATGCCAAGCAAAACCGCCTGAGGGCGGTTTTTTTGTGCGCGGACGAGCCAAGCATTGCACGACTGCGCAAGCATTGCACACGGTTCTGTGTAATGCTTAGGGCTGTTTGTAACAAAATGTAACCCTGAGAGAGACAACGTAAGTTGTTGATATATAAGTATTTATTAGTAGTATTACTACTACCTCCACCCCTCTCTGGGCCTGATTTTCCAAGCATTGCAACGATTACACAGGGTTTTGAGCCGTCTTTGAAAATCTCAACTTGTCTGAATATGTATGACACCCCCTGTGTAATGGTGCAATGCTTGGCAATGCTTGCTAAGTGTTTGATCTGTAAGGATTTTTTCGATTTAACGACTGCACAAGTTGTCTAAATGGTGAGCAATGCTTAATTTCCTGCCAAGAGCGGCCCAGCAAGCCATGTCGGTGGTAAAATCACCCCACCAGGCTAGAGTCGCCCTCGAAGACGGGAGTAGTGCCCCGCTGCCTGGTACCCCTAACGCACTGGATCAACAGCACAAAGGATCGAAGACATGAGCGACACCACAAACGTAAACGACATGCTGGATGGCCGAGAACAGCGCTACGGCAGCTTTGAAGGCCATGCCGAGATCAGCCAGCACCTCAAAGGTGTGATTCTGAAATACGAAGCCAAGCGCGGATGTGATCTCGATCCAGACCAGCGCGAAGCCCTTGAAATGATCGCCCACAAAATCGCACGAATTCTGAACGGCGATCCGAACTATGCCGATAATTGGATTGACGTTGCGGGCTATGCCACCTTGGTAGCGAACCGACTGGAAAAAGAGGACAATCAACCATGACCACAAAATCACACAAAACGAAAGCGCCAGCAAAGCCCACAAAGCCAGGCAGCGAAGAACGCGCCAAGGTCAGCGCAATGGTGCTGCAAGGGAT